TCAACAGGCAAACAAAAACTAAAAGATCTCGGACTTACAGATGCAGAGATNAAGGCATTGATAGGANNATAGATGGCAATAACAAGAATAGGTAACCCAGCAATCGCAGATGTCAGAGGCGTTAATTTTAGGAATATAATAATTAACGGTGACATGAGTGTAAGTCAAAGAACTACTTCAACATCTGGTGTTAGTACAACTGGACAATTTGTTTTAGATAGATGGAAATTAAATGTTGATAGCATGGGTGCATGGACAATTTCACAATCTACTGATGTACCTACTGGTCAAGGTTTTGCTAGTTCAATGAAATGGGATTGTACAACAGCAGACGCTTCACCAGCAGCAGACGATAATATTCAATTACAACAAAGATTTGAAGGTCAAAACTTACAATACCTTAAAAAAGGCACTTCAAGTGCAGAGAGCACAACGCTATCTTTTTGGGTAAAATCAAATAAAACTGGTACTTATATTTGTGAACTAAGAGATAAAGATAACTCCAATAGACATATTAATAAGTCTTATACAATTTCATCTGCTGACACTTGGGAAAAGAAAATAATTACTTTTGCTGGAGATACTACTGGAACTTTAACAAATGATAGTTCAACAAGTATTGATTTAAATTTTTGGTTAGCTGCTGGTTCAACTTGGACATCTGGTTCTTTACAGACATCTTGGGGTTCAAGTACATCTGCAAACAGAGCAGTAGGTCAAGTCAACCTTGCCGACAGCACAAGTAATGAATGGTACATAACTGGAGTTCAGTTAGAGGTAGGACAAGTTGCAAGCGACTTTGAGTTTTTACCTTTTGAAGCAAATTTAAGAAGATGTTTAAGATATTATTTTGATACAACAAGTACTGTTAATGGAGAAGCTGGAAGTGGACTAGGTGGTCTTATGGTTTTTAAATCGTTTAATGCAAACGAAGCTGCTGGATATAATGCTTTTCCTGTACCAATGAGAGGAAATCCAACAATAACTATAACAGATAATAGTGGAACAGATGGAAAAATACATAGATTTGCAGTTGGTGATGTAGGTTCAAATATTACTTTTGGTAATGTTTCAAATTCTGCAATTTGTGCAATTAATGAAACAAGTACATTTACAACAACTGAACCTAACCTTTATGGTGGAAGAATAAGAGCAAATGCGGAGTTATAATGATTAAAAAAGAAAATATTGTTACAGTAAAAAAAGTTTATTTTTTTGATGGAAGTTGGTCTTACAATGTAGTTACAACAGATACTAAATGTACAGTACCAAATAGCACACTAAACACAGATTACCATGAAATTCAAGAATGGGCCGCAATAGAAGGCAATAACATTATCGATCCAGGAGCGTAACCATGTTTTTTGGTGGAACTCCTTTTGCAGTAACCACATTCGGTGGTAACACAGTACCTCAAAATGCTGTAGTCAATGTTACAGGCAATAGATTTAATATTGCAGTCGGTAACGTAGTTGTAAATGCAAACGCTGCTATCAATGTAACAGGCAACAGGATTAATGTAGGTAATAACACTGTAACTGTTGTAGGTAATGCAGTTGTCAATGTTACTGGAAACAGACTAAATATTAACATTGGTAATGTAACTGTAACTGGAGATGCGAACGTTGATGTTACAGGTAATAGAAGTAATATTTCTACAGGAACTGTAACAATTATTGCAGATGCAAACGTATCGCCTACAGGAAGTAGAGTAAATTTATCAACAGGTCAAGTATCTATAAGAGCGTGGGCTGATATAGATCCAGGTGCTTCACAGACATGGACAGCAATAAATACTGGAGCTACGGGAACATGGGTAGAAATAGACCCACTTCCAGTGCCTCCAAAACCGTAGTTGACCTGGTTGAAAATTAATATAATATATAATATAAGGAGAATAATATGGCATCAAGTACATCAAGTGACCTTAAACTAGAACTAATGACCACAGGCGAAAAGTCTGGTACATGGGGATCAATCACTAATACAAACTTACAAATTTTAGAACAAGCAGCATCGGGATATTTATCTTTAGCGGTTGGATCTGGAGATGTAGCTTTAGCACTAACACAATATGCAACATCTAATGGTAAAAATTTATATTACAAATTAACTGGAACTTTAACAGCAAACAGAACAGTTACAATGCCAGATTCTGCTGAAAGAGTATTTATAATAGAAGATGCAACATCAAGATCTTCTTCTCAATATACACTAACTGTAAAAACTGTATCGGGTACAGGTGTTACTGTTCCAATAGGTGCTAAGATGGTATTATACTCAGATGGTTCAAACGTAAGTTCAGGACCTATTACAAAGGGGTACCATACAGCAACAGGTGCATACACTGCAGTTGCAAGTGATCAAATTTTTGCAAACACAACAAGTTCAGCATTTACAATTACATTACCAGCATCACCAGCAGTTGGATCAGAAGTTACAATTATTGATGCACGAGGAACTTTTAATTCAAATAACTTAACAATAGATAGAAACAGCCAACCTATAAATTCAGGAACATCAAACTTGGTTTTAAATACAAATGGTCAAGCAATCACTTTAGTTTATGTAGACTCTACAAGAGGTTGGGCATACAAAACAAATACAGCGTAAGGAGCTTACAAGATGGCTCTTGTTGATTTTAAAATACGACCGGGGATAGACAAACAATCTACTGCTTCAGGTGCAGAAAACAGATGGATTGATTCTGATAATGTAAGATTTAGATATGGTTTACCCGAAAAAGTAGGTGGTTGGCAATCTCCAGTTAAAAAATCTATTGTAGGTGTTGCAAGAGCAATGCATGCATTTGTTGATCTTACAGGTAATAAATATGTTGCAATAGGTACTGATAAATTTTTACTTATTTATTACGATGGTGAACTTTATGATATCACACCTTTAAGTGGAGCTTTAGGTGCAACAACTATTACAACTGTTTCTGGTTCACCTTTAGTTACTTTAACATCTACTAATCATGGAGTAGAAGCAGGTGATATAATTTCTTTATCTTCAACAACTTTACCAGGTGGTACAGGTTATTCTGCATCTGATTTTGATGACAAACTGTTTCAAGTAACATCTGTTACTGATGCAAACAATTTTAAAATAACACAAAGTAGTAACGCTTCAGGTAACGCAGGTCCAGGAGGCAGTGTTACAGTTACACCTTATGCAAAAGTTGGTCCACAAACTCAAACACAAGGTTATGGTTGGGGTATCAGTACATGGGGATCCAGCACATGGGGTACAGCTAAAACATCTAGTGACGTTATTCTAGAACCAGGCCTCTGGAGTCTTGACAATTTTGGTCAAGTGTTGATTGCAACTATTGCAAATGGATCTACATTTACTTGGAACGCAGGTGATGCTGCAAGATTAACTACAAGAGCTTCTATTAGCACAACAGGTTTTTCAACTACCAATAATCCAGCTATATCAAGATTTACAATGGTATCACCAACAACAAGACACTTAGTTCATTTTGGAAGTATTATACCCACACCTGTAGGTTCACCGCCAAATGAACAAGACAACATGGCTGTAGTTTTTTCTGATCAAGAAGATATCAACACGTATTTACCCACTTCTGTAAACACGGCAGGTAATCAAAGATTACAAGATGGTACTAAAATAATGTCAGCTATAAGAGCTAAAGAAGCTATGTTAGTTTGGACTGATAATGCACTTTATAATATGAGACACGTAGGTGCACCATTTACTTTTGGATTTGAACACGTAGGAACTAACTGTGGATTAATTGGTAAGAATGCAGCTATTGAAATAGATGGCACTGCTTTTTGGATGTCACCTAAAGGTTTCTTTGCATTTGACGGTACAGTTAGATCTCTACCTTGTACTGTAGAAGATTATGTATATGATGATATTGATACAACAAAAGGGCAACAGATTTGTGCAGGTATAAATAATTTATATACAGAAATTACTTGGTGGTATCCAACATCTGGATCTGATTATAATGATAGATACGTAACATACAATTATACAGAAAAAGTTTGGTACACAGGGACAGAAGCAAGAACAGCTTGGATTGATGCAGAAGTATATACTAATCCATTTGGAACAAAATTTACAAGCACAGGAACAGGGACTTTTCCTACTGTGGTTGGAGAGTCTGATTTAGGTAAAACACAGTTGTTTGAACATGAGGTGGGAACAGATCAAGTAGATGAAACAGGAGCTGTAACAACAGTTTCATCTTTTATAAAATCATTTGATTTTGACTTACAACAAAGGCAAAGTCCTCTTTCTAATCAACCCATGTCGTTAGGCATTGTAGGTGAAGTATTTGTGGCTGTAAG